CAAGTTTAGGTAGAGTTGATATAGGAGCAACAATAAATGCTAATGAAACTCAAAGAAATAGAAATAGATTTAACACAGGTGACCTTATTTGGAATTTATCTACCCAACAGTTACAATTATGGACAGGATCCGAATGGGTAGATATTTACAAAGGCTCGGAAAATGGTGTAGAAGGTGTAGCGTCTTTAGGAAATGTTTCAATTTCTACTGGCGGTTCAACAATAGTAAAATTAGGAGACACGTAATGAATATAGATAAACTTAGAGAAGAATTAACCTTTGATGAAGGATGTATAGATAAAATATATCTAGATCATTTAAATTATCCAACTTTTGGAATAGGTCATTTAATACTAGAAACTGATCCAGAACATGGACAAGAAGTAGGTACTCCTGTTTCTGAAGAACGTATTAAAGAATGTTTCGAAAAAGATATTCAAAACGTATTCGAAGACTTAGATAGAAATATGCCATGGTGGAGAGATTTACCGAGTGATTTAATTTTAGTTATGGCTAATATGTCTTTTAATTTAGGTATTAACAGATTAATGAAGTTTAAGAATTTTTTATCAGCTATGCAAAATAACGATTGGGACAAAGCAGCCGTCGAAATGTTAGACAGCCGTTGGGCTATACAAGTCGGTCCAAGAGCTATAAGATTGAAAGATAGAGTATTAAAAGGAGCACAATAATGCCAGGAAAGAAAAAAGTAATGAAAAGATCTAAAGGCGGAAGCGTAATGAAAAGATCTAAAGGCGGAAGCGTAATGAAAAGATCTAAAGGCGGATCTATAATGAGTAAAAGTAAAAAGAAGAAAAAGTAATTAGTGGCTTATCTAATAAGTAATATCCCTCATTTTAAATGTTGGGTACGTAGAGAGTTTACTAAAAACCATGAAGAATATCACGGAGAATACTTACACGCTTTAGCAATAGCAGTAAATTCCTTACCCGACAGGTCTTTAAGTTTTCAAGTAGTTTTTACAGGGTGCGAGGCAGATTGTGAAGATAATGATGAGGGAAATATACATGGAGGAGCTATGTGGGCTAGAATGCCAATACAAGCTTTAGTCGCCGATATTCCTTGTGAAGACTTTCCAGAGCCTATGGAAGACCATTTAGCTCAGCCTTGGGATTGTGAATCCAGAGAACATTCAGTAGTTGTTATGGATAGAGTTAGTTCATCTCCTTGGTTAGCTAAAATAGGTTCAGAGTTTTTTAAAGCGAAATATTTATTTACTGTTGATTACACAGATTCACATATCGCTGATGATTCAGCACAACATAAACAATCTCATGTATTATATATAACTGAAGAGTGTGAGTGGAAAGGTAATTTAGTTGCTTTACCTAATAACAGAGTTAGGGCAACAAGTCCCGCACTATGGGTAACAGGTGAAGGTGCCCCTGATTTTAAACCTTCACAGTTTAGTCATTCTGCAGAAAAACATGAAAGTTACTTAGACCCCTCTATAACGTTTAACAATTTATACGAGGATTAAAATGGCAGGAACAAAAAAGACACATAAGACTAAAGATGGCAGAACCGCTAAAAAAGGTCTTTATTACTATATAAATAAAAAGAAAAAAGAAGGCAGGAAGCCTCGTAAAAAAGGAGCTAAAGGTGCACCAACTGCTGCGGCTTTTAAACGTTCTGCTAAAACAGCTAAAAAGAAAAAGTAATGCCTAGAAAAGAAAAATCTATAAGACGTACTACTGGAAAAGGTGGTAATTATAGAAAGACTAAATCAGGTGCGGGAATGACTAAAAAAGGAGTAGCCGCATATAAAAAGAAAAATCCTGGATCTAAATTAAAAACAGCGGTTACAGGAAAAGTTAAAAAAGGAAGTAAAGCAGCTAAAAGGAGAAAGTCTTATTGTGCTAGATCAGCAGGGCAAATGAAGAAGTTTCCTAAAGCAGCTAAAAATCCTAATTCAAGATTACGTCAAGCACGTAAAAGGTGGAAATGTTAAATGGCTAAAAAAGCACCAGAAGCGTTTGTATATAATGTAACATTAGATAGAGTAGTTGATGGTGACACTTTTGATTGTGTCATCTCATTAGGTTTTGACTGTTATTTACATAAACAAAGAGTTAGGTTAAGTGGGATTGATACTCCCGAATCTAGAACGAGAGATTTAGAAGAAAAGAAATTAGGTCTTGCTGCTAAAGAAAGGTTAAAAGAACTTTGCGAAGGTAAATTTAAAATTAAATCGTTGGGTAAAGGAAAGTATGGTCGTATTCTTGGCATACCCTACACAAAAGATGGCAAAGATATTTGTCAAATATTAATAGACGAAGGACATGCCGTAGAATATCATGGCGGAACTAAAGTCAAAATTTGGGGAGCATACTAATGAACGATAATAGTGATAAGTTTAGCGGAGACATGAGTCGCAACGAGGTTGAAATTGATCTTAATAAGTTTATGGCGATGGTTTCAGAAATCGGTGAATTAAAAGCTAAAATTATGGAACTAGAAAATGATAAGGAACCCGATAACCCATGGCAAAAATGGATATGGCTATCTAATATGATAGATGCTTGGAGAATATTCCCTAGAGCATTTTTAAGTGTATATATTATATTGTTATATAAATGCACAATATGGTTTATGGAACTACCAGCACCAACATTTGAACAGTCAGGGTTGATTTCAGTAGTAGTAGGAGCAGGTGCAGCTTGGTTTGGTCTTTATGCAGGAACAGCTAAAGATAAAATTAATAGCCAGTAACTCTAATGAAGATTTTTTTAACAGAATTTAAAGTAGGTAGTAAAATTTACGAAGGACCTTATCTTTATGCTGAAAGTTTTGAAGAAGCTGATATAGAAGCTACTATGTACGGAGTTGTTATTGTAGGTGAAGCTAAAATAGTACAAAACAGTGACGAAGAAGAATGGAACAGAGTTTTACATTAATAGCCGAACTAGGATTACCTGTAGCAGGTGGACTTATAATGGCTTATTTTATTTTTCTTATAATGAAACAGCTTATGGGTCAACTAGTTAACGATATAAAAACTGTTGAAGGCATTACTAAGATGTTAATTACTAGAGCATCTATAATGAATAACGATATTATAAGAATAGATACTAGTGTTTCGAGTGCTTTAAATTTGAAACCCGATTTAAATAGAATAGCTAGAGCAGAAAATTTTGTAGAAGATGGAAAGATAGACGCTAGGAGAGATTAGTGGACATAGTTCAACTAGTTTCCGAATTCGGATTTCCTGTGGTAATGGTAGTTGGGTTAGGTTACTTCGTTTATTTTGTTTGGCAAACGGTAACTAAAGTTATAGACCCTGCCGTAGGTGAGATGAAGAAAACGATAATACGATTAACAGATCAATTACGTTTATTAGACCAAGATATGATAAGACTACAACAAAAGGTCAATACAATATTAGAGCTTAGAGAGCAGGAGGTGTTGAAAAATGAAAAAGAAAAATAAAAACACACAAAAAGAAAAAGATAATTTGATAATGCTGGCAGTGGTTATGGGAGTTGTTCTTATACTAGGAGTTATTTCTCAAAACTTATTAGCAGATCAAATTACACACAAGTTCAAATCACCATCTTTTAATGGCATAAATACATCTAGCCATTATTTAACTATTGAGAACCAAGAGTTTAATAGACGACAAACAATTAAAGATGAACTAAAAGCTGCTATAGAAGAAGCTGAAAGAGACAAAGAAAATTCTACAGTTCAGCGTTTCATTCGTAACTTTGAATCTAGAGTTTATGCAGAATTAAGCCGACAACTTATAGCTAATTTGTTTGGTGAAACACCCTCTGATTCTGGAGTTATATCTTTGGAAGGGAATACGATAGAATACAGCACAGACGGAGATTTTTTAACACTTAGGATAACAGAAGCAGATGGTACAGTTACGGTTATTACAATTCCTATTGGTAGCTTCACTTTCTAGTTGCTCTATTTTTGACCAGTATGTTGATACATACGAGCAAAGATTTAAAGCACATGATGTAGTACGAATAGACGAGTTACAATCTAAATATTTATTAGATGTTATTCCTCCAATAGTTAGTCCTGTAGTAGCGGTTTATCCATCTTCATTTACTGATCAAACAGGTCAAAGAAAAAGTAATAGTGAGTTTGCTTTATTTTCTACAGCAGTTACTCAATCTCCACATACTTTATTAATTAGAGCTTTAAAACACGCAGGAAACGGTAAGTTTTTTCGTGTAGTAGAAAGAGTTGGTTTAGACAACCTTACCAAAGAAAGACAGTTAATTAGATCAGCTAGGGAACAATTTGCTACAGAAGAAGAAAAAAAGAAACAGCTTTCTCCTCTCCTGTTTGCAGGGGTGTTGCTCGAAGGGGCTGTCATAAGTTATGATAGTAACTTAACCACTGGTGGCATCGGTGCACGGTATCTAGGGATAGGTACTAGTATTCAGTACAGAGAGGACAACATTACAGTTAGTCTACGAATGGTATCTGTCGCAACTGGTGAAATTCTTACAGAAGTCTTGAGCCAGAAAACCATATTCAGTTATGGTAAGTCAGAAGATGTTTTTAGATTTATTGAGATGGGAACCGAACTTGTTGAAATTGAGTTAGGTAACTCTCGTAATGAGTCTACAACGATAGCATTAATGAAAGCTATTGAAGGGGCAGTCTTAGAACTTATTACTATCGGTTACGATAGGGGATTTTGGAAACATGATGAAATTAAAATTAACAAGCCTGATTGTGATGATGATTGCATCACCACTTTACGCGGCTGATAACGAAATATATTTAGATCAAAGCGGCACAACTTTAAATCTTGATATAGAACAATTAGGTATCTCTAATATTATTGGTGGGCTTAACTCAACAGCAGGTAGTGTTAATGCTTTTGATATTGACGGTACAAGCATGACTATAGACATTAACATGATTGGTAATACTAATAAGTTTCTAGGTGATATATGGGCAGATAGCTTTACGGCACTTTATAATTTTACTGGTAATAGTAATGTCTTCACTATTCAAGTTGACCCTTCTAATACTTTTGGTGCTGACAGCTCTAATCAAAACATCGCTGTTACTGGTTCTAGCAATACCTTTACACTTAACCAAGGCACAACTGCTTTAGCAGCTACTTTGGACTTAGACTGGATTATCCAGGGTTCTAACAATACAGTTGTATCAAACATTAATATTGATGGTGCTACAAACTATATGGATATAGATGGTAGTGATAATACAGTTAATTATACTGGT